TTGCTTGTCAACCTTTGCGGAGATAAAAAAACCCTTGTAGATCAAGGGTTTATAAGTTTTTTTGATTATTTTTAATGCAATTTTACTGGTTTTTAGTTAATTTATCAACTAATTCGTATGCAGCTGCCACTAAAATAAGGGCCCAGCCAATAGGACCCATTAAAATAAGACAGCACATAATCTTAGAAAAACGTGCATCTTTTTTGATACCCAGCATTTTACAGATGTATAGCATTATAAAAAACCATACAATAGATGCAAAGACTGTAGTTGTAATTATTCCAATATATTCCATAGTATTATTTATTAAAAATCAAATAAGTCAGCAAATGTATTGCGGGCTGCACCTGCATCTAAATCCCATTTTAACACACCTAATAAGTTTTCTAGTTTCTTAGTAATAATAGTGTGTTCCATTAAATCGTCATCAAAAGGAAGGCTAGTAAACCATTCTGGTAAACGTGTTTCGTCTGTGGGATAGCCAACACTTGTATAACCCATAGGATTGTCTTTGAGCTTACATACAACAGTTTTCATGCCATCTGTAATCTCAATACTGTATTTGTCGTTATTGATTTCACGCAACTGATTCCAATTTAGTGCAGCTCTAACATGCCCTGGTAATGCTGGCTTCTTAATATCTTTAGCACTGCGTCCTTCTCTAATAGCTTTGTTCTTTACTTTGTCATAATTTGCAACAACGCCGCGAAACTTAGTTAGATTGTTAACACGTTTTGGTGTGCCTTTCTTCCAACTGTCCATACTACGAAACTCTTTGCGGAATTCAATAATACGTTTGATAACTGCTTCTTCGCCACCGTCTGTAAGTGTTGTCATTAGCAATTCTTTTAAGAAGTCTTGCATAAATGCTGGCGTATCACTACGCTTCAAGTCTAAGCCCATTGCTTTTACTTTGCCTGGCTTGCCATCCTTATCTTCACGCTTGCCTTCGTTGTCATATACCAATGCCGCATAACGTTTCTTAGTAATAAAGATACCTGACTGTGCTGATATCTCTCTACCAGCGGCAATAATTGCACCCAAGTCTACTGTAGTATGAAACGCTTTGTTCATAAAGTTAGGAAAAGTTTTGTTTACCTCATCACATACTGCTTCATAGTAACTAGTAATAGTATCTTTGTCCCACTGTATTTCGCCTTTGTCAATTTCTGGCTTAAGAATAGGATATGCACTAAAGTATGTGGAGTCAGTATCACCATAAACAATGCTTTTGCCTACATGATCGTATTCGCCTGCCATAATTTCATTGCATTTCGCCGCCATATGCTTTGCAATACTACGCCCTGTTAGTGTTGTTGATTGACCTAATCTACTGTCAAAGAATCTACTGCCTGGATTAAGTAACGCACCATACAAACTGTTCAAGTTAATCTTTTTAACCAACTGTCGCTTGTCCCAAAACGCAAACTTATCGCCACCTTCTTCACGTGCCGCTACTGCCTTTGCTTGTAGTTCTTTACGCTCTGCATACCAACGCTCTAGTAATCCAGGAATAATACCTTTTTTCTCGTATGTAAAGATAGTTCCGTTAGCACTAATAATCCAAGGTTGTCCACTGTTAAACACAATTTCATATATCTCTGCGCCAGTGGCTTCAAAACTAGTTCCATCTTCAAAGTCAATGTGCATGACTTCTGCTTGGTCTTTGTCCATAACAAGTTCATACTCAGGTGTTGCGAAACGACCCTCCCATGCTTCTGGAATTGTTTTTGCCTTGTCTAGCAAGTCACGTGTGAATGTATGACGCACTTGACCAACAATAGTTTCAGTTGACATATTGCAACTACGAATAATACTAGGATACAGTGAGTTTAAATCCATACTGCCAATCCATTTGTGCATTCCACGTTTAGGATCCGCAACATAGGCACCTGCTGCCTGTGTAGTATCTTTGTCAAACTTCTTATCAGGAACAATAAAGCCCTGTTGATGTGCTTCATTGACAATAGCTTGGTCTGTTTGTGCAACCGCACCCATTGTTGTTTGTAGAAGCACTGTGTTAGAATGTGCTAACACATTGGCTAAGTCAATAAACTGTAGTTTTGCATCTAGTCTTACTAGCAAGTCAACGTCTTGCCTCGAATATGCAATAAATGTTTCAAAGTCATTGTTGTATAACTGATCCAATGTGCCTTCATAATCAACTTTGCGTTCATTAAGTTCATATTCGCCAATAGCATCTAAACTATAGCTGTGCATTTCGTGATATGTATACTTACGATACAATTGCATATAGTCTAAATGAACTCTACCGAGCAAATCAAATGTTTCATTCTCTGCGCCGAATCGTTCAAATGTTCTACGTTTAGGATACTGGCCCCATAAACAAAACTGCCGTGTATGACTTTTGCTTAATACACGAGCTACACGATTAACCATGTATGGAATATCAAAGCCTTCACTGTTCCAGCCTGTTAAGATATCTGCATCGTCGATTAAACTAAGAAATGCTTCAAGCATCTCTTTTTCAGTATCAAACAACATTGTATCATCAAACTTATTACATATTTCTGTTGCTTGTTCTTTAGTTAGTGTATCAGGTTTAATAGCAAGACAAATAGTTCTGCTTAACCAACTTAGATGCACACTAACTGCCGTTACGGCATTAAATGGATCTTCTGGCGGAGCAAAACCTTTCTCTTGATTGAAGTCTGTCTCAATATCAAAGAACGCTGTTTGTAGTTCTGGTGTTTCTGTGGGATCATAATTCTCAGAAAAGCATCTAAACAGTGGATTAATATCACTCTCAAATAACTTTTTGTGTCCATGAATCTTTTTTTCAGTATTAAACTTTTTGCTTGTGTTACATACAACACGATCAAGTTTATCGCCAAATATACTTGTATATTTGCCACGTGGGTCTTTGTAATAGAACTGATAACGAGCAGGAAAGTCTTTGTAAACTCGCTGGCCGTTAACACGTTCTACTACATGTAGACAATCTTTATCTCTATTAAAATAACCGTCTACATAACTCATTAACTATCGCGACCTACTGTTGTTAGGATAGTTTCAAGTTCATCAAACTCATCACGTGCTTTGGCAAACTCTGCCTTGTATGCAACCTTAACTGCTTTGTTAAGAATAGATGGTTTAATATCCATCTCTTCTGCGATTGCTTTTACTGTATCGCGAAGTCCTTCTTTAAGTGTTTCCACTTCTTGGGTTACTTGAATGCCTTCTTTAATAAGATGCTTCAATTTGTTTACGTCTGCTTCAGAAAATGTTGTCATACTAGACCTCCGTTAATCATTGAATTAGTATATATAATAACAGGTTTAAGCTGTTATGTCAAGTCAATACCCAATGTTTTTTGGGCATCCTTGATAAATTGTTGGGGGGATTTTGTGTAGTTGTTATTATACATTTGGTATAATAAAATAGCAAATTTAATCTTTTCAGAACTATTATGTAGATTTGTTGCATTGTTAAATGCCCAAGTCAGTAATTCCATACGTGTCACTACATTATCATTGAACATAGCATCGTGTGGGTTTACAAGAGAGTGACTGTCATTCCATTTTAAGTATTGGTCAGTCCATATACCCATATCAACACATGTTTCTACACCAAGTGTAGTGTATATGTCTGTTGGATTATGTAACCAGTCTGACATTTGAAAACAATAGTCATATGATTCTTGCCATACGTCATCTTGGTGTGATAATTGATAGTATATGTATTTCCATATTTCAAATACATCATCAAATGTGTTCATTTCATCATTGTATTCTCTGCGTAAAAATGCACTAATAAAATGATGAGAATTTTTACCCATAATTGTTGTAACTACTTTAACAGGTAAATTGTTTTTTTGTGCATAGTGCATAATATCTGCTGTGTTACGAGCATGTGTAAACAAACATAAATGTTTATTACTAGGAAACTCGTTCCATGCATCAACAATTGCAATTAATTTTTCTTCTGATAGCACTATGTTGTTTCTAAAATCTGGATCGTATGCTTTTGAAATACTATCATGCACATTCCACCAGTCATTAATAATGTGTGCTTTGCCAAAATGTTCACTATGTTCTTCAAGCCATAGGTTATTGTGTGACATGTTATAAAAGTCTGGACTTGAGTTGATTACGTATGTTAATGCACTGGCTGTTATTGCACTTCTGGTACATACTAGATATATCTCTTTCACAAAGAATCCTTTAATTTAGTTGTTATTAGTTTTCCAAGTAACATTGTTCCGTGTTTTGTTAAATGTCCTGCTCTTCTATCTGGGAATTTTGAACCTTTTGGCCAAACTAAATTATGTTCAAATATTTCATTCATTTCATTCCACATATCTATCGTTTTCATATGTTTTATGTGTGGCCAATTAATATTACTAATGGAATAATCTTTTCTATCAACAGCATATAGGTTAACACAAAATCTATAAGTAGGAATTCCTGCATGTTTTAGAATATGATCTACTGCTATTGCTGAACTGTCTACGGCTTTATCCAAGTATACAGAACTTCCAATATCTGTCAAGTAATTTTTAAGTGGTATAGTTAGTTCTATATCAAATTTATCTTCTATTGTGGACGTTAATGAACTTTTTTCTACATTGGCCATACTTTTTATAAAATCTTTCTGACCATGTTTAAGATAAAAATGTATTTTTTCTTCTTTTCTATTTAATTCATAACCGTTGTTTTCATATAAACAAACTCGTGGTTCCCATGTTTCTTGAATTATGCAACTTGAGTATTGATCAAGTTCTCCTGTATCAGCAAGTCTATGTAATAACTCAGCATAGTTTAGATAGCCGCCGCCTGGATGAGAATATACTGTATAATGAAAGCCATCAGGTAATTCATCATACCACCCATAGTCATGATATACTTTTTCAATTGGGGTTACTTCTTCTGTTAGCTTATACCAGCCTGCTGAAAAACTGCAGCCTATTATTAACACTTTTTTCAAATTACTTCTCTAGTTTTTTAATACGAGCTTCTAGTTCTTCGATCTTTTTTGTAAGTTTTGGGTTAGCGGCCTTCCATGCATCTGGGTTATGTTTAAACCAGCTCCAGCCCCAACGATTGACTAGGAAGTCTAGTATTGCTTCCCATTTATTTATTGCCCAAAAGGCAATGTATGTGTCTCTTATCCAGTAAATGAATAATGCACCAAATATACTTCCTGCTAATGCTGTGTAAATCCACAACCTTTCAGTTGCCATTTGTGTAATAGTATCCCACATATTATTTAGTTTTTGGATTAGGCTGATAAAAGATATCTGGTCCTTGTGAAGGCCAAATATAAGGTATGTTACTTGCTAATACGCCTGATTTACGTAATGCATTTAATCCTTTACCGCTTGTAGCAGTAACCATTGACATAGAACCTACTGCCATACTTGACATAACTTGCCATTTGCCGCCCATATCAGGATTTGCTTTATACCAATCAAAGTTAGACTCAATGTATGCATCTAATACTGCGTCTGCTGATGCATTAGGTTGTCTAAATACATTTGTAATTGCATCTCCAAACTGTTGGAAACGTTGTTGGAATACTGCTTTACCTATTTCAGTTCTTCTGCCAGCATCTAAGTTAAGTGAATTAACAAGATCTACAAATAGTTTTAGATTCATAGTTTTTTTACCGCCTGCAAAGTATGCCTCAATAGGTTGCACAAGCTCTTCAAATTGCATTAATGTTTGTTTTACTCTTTCAGCTGATACACCACCTTCGCCTAATCTGCCACTACCTTTAGTTGAAGCAACTTTAAGTTCTACTGGAATTCCTTTAACATCAATGTCACCTGTGCCTTTTTGTGTAATGTCTTGACTTAGTATTGCAAGTGCATGTTCGCCCTTGCCTGCACGTTGTAGTCCAGCACCAAAGTCTAAAAATTCTAAAAACATTTGAATGTTTACAGGGTCGTTGTTAAAGACTTCGTTAAAACTGTAATGTCCATCTTTAAGAAATACTTCAGGATTAACACATGCATTTTTTTCGAAATTATCAAGAAATTTGTTTTTCTGTGCTAGGTTTAGTCTGTCTGAAGCTACAATTCTTTCAGCAATATTTTTCATTGCTTCATCGCTGTATTCTCCAGATAATTTGCTGTTAACTAATGGAATAAATCTATCAACAACACCAGTTTTATTTACAAGAGAATAAACACGATCTAATAACTTAGCTTGTGCTTCATCACTTGCATCGATACTTTGAACTCTTTGCATTATTTCACGTTTTGCCTCATCGGCATCTTGATATTCAAATAAATGGTGTAATCTCATCTTATTATTCCTTATCTAAACTTAACTAAGTCTTGAATCCTTTGTAGTTCATTATCAACTTCACTTACAGGTAAAATATTTTCTTCTACTTGACCTGAATTATATGGTGAATCTGGATTAGGTTTTGCATCTGGTGGCAAAACGTCATGATCTACTCCATATATATTAGAACCTGCACCTCTTAACTTAGCAACACATTGGTTGTATAAACTCATATATTCTTCTTCAACTGATGTATCAAGATCAAGTGGTGCTTCACTTTCGCTTCTGTTAACTGCATCAAGCATAGCGTTAACATCACGTAATTCTGTTGCTACCATTTCTGGATCCATTTCTTCATTCTCAAGATACCATTTGCTTCTTAATAATGATTTTTTCATTAGTTGGAATTCTGGCTCTGGTAATTTATCATCCGCTTCGCCTAAATTATCTGGGCGTATTTTTGGTTGTCCAGTAGGTCTGATGTTTTTAAATTTAGGATCTTGCATGTCGAAAGTATCTCTCCAATTAGGATCTTTAATTTTAGCAATAGTTTCTGGATCCATAGCATCTGTGCCATAGTTAGGATTACCAATATGATCATACCCGCCAATAATTGAATCTGGATTTTCTCTTGCACCAGTTTCTGGATTTGTGTATGTGCCATATCCATTCTGGTCAGCAATATCTTTTGCAATATTAAGAGGTAATTTAGCTAAGTATCTGTTAATTTTTATTTGGTTTTCAGTGCCTAATACATCTTTAAATCCTTGCATTGCACCGTCTAATTCATCTTGACTCCAGCCAATACCATCTGCATGTCCTGTTCCGCTTGCATCAAAAGGATCATCTACACCTCTTGTTGAACCTTTATGAATTAATGCAGCATTTGGGTCTGTAATATCTTTAGGGGACATATTCTGAGGATCTTTTGGACCAAAAGAGAAAGATCCCTTTCCTGGAGCTTCTGTAATACCAGATAGTTCTCTTAATCTGCTTACTTCTGATTCGTAGTATTCTTCATCTAATCCTAGGTCATATACCATTCTATCAAATATTTCTTCATGGTCATCATCACCGTGTAGGCCATTCTCGCCTCCTGTAATTTCATATGATCTTCTTACGTAGTCGCCTAACGGTCCATCTACACCCATTAAATCATATAATGCATCCTGTGGTTCTTTACCGCTTGACATAATTGCTTTTTTTACTGCTTCATCATCAATTTCTTCATTCATTGATTCAACAAATACTTCTACCATGTCATCGCCATTACGCAATGCACCTTTTTTAACTTTTACGTTTTCTTTGCCGTATTTTTCAATTGCTTCTTCTGGAGACATACTAGTTTGTTTCCAACGCTTTTCTGATTCATTAGTTTGACGCTTTTCTGCCGCACACTCATCACATGTATCAATGTCGCCGTCTGTTTCGTCTTTTATCCATTCACAATCTGCACAACCTTGTGTGCCTTCATTCATTGCTTTGTTCTTAGAATGACAATCACAGTGTTCGCAATCTGGTCCACATTTACATTCTGTTATAGGCTTTCCACAACATGCTTCTGGGCACATCTCTACCTTGTCTTCATTTACGATATTGCTTAATATACCCATTATTTTTTCTCCGCTTTTGAGGCATGAACTGCTTTGCGTTGTGCATCGCTAACGTATTTGCCTTCTTTTTTCATTTTTACTTTTTTAGATGCGTTCACAGGCATATTAACACCGTTTACTGATGCTTTTGGAGTTTTGCCATTTACTTGATTACTGGCTTTAAATTTCATTCCTCCAAGTGTTCCTGATACTTTAAGTTTACCTGCTGAACCATCTCTATTAAGATGATTATTTACAGTTGCATATTTGTCTCCACCTAAACTTAAGGTGCTGCTTACACTACCTGTTTTTTTATTTGCAATCATTGTATTATTGCCAATCTTCGTATAACGTTCATCTGGACCAAACTCATTAATATTTGATTCGTTTTTTTCATCGTTGTAATAACCATTAGCTTGTCTTATTAAGTCTTCTAAGTTTTCACCTGGGTGTGCATCAATCCAATGCATAATATCAGCAATGATATCGCTTGGAGCATCAGCACCCATT